ACCAAATCCCCTCCTGGCCCTTCGTCACCGGAGCCATAGGCGTATTTGCTCGGAAGCTGCGCGGCCATTACTACCTCCCTGGGGGCATCGGAGGAGCACCTTGGGGCGGAGCGCCTTGCGGCGGTCCTTGAGGTGGTCCACCTTGCACTTGCTGCTGGAGATCAGGAGGCAAGTTCTCCTGGCCCCAATATTGAACGAACGCTTGCACGTTCTCAGGAGACGGATCGGCTTCGAGAGCGTCTTGATCCTCCTGAAGGTCCTGCCACTTCATGCCGCTGCCTGGAGGAGGACCATCCTGATTGCCCATGCCCATGCGAACTTTCTCGAGCATTTGCTCGTCCGACGTATCGTCGCCAGCGGGCTCGGCTTGGTTAGGGTAGTCTGCCATGTCGTTCTCCTGTTAAAACGCCGACCGGAACGTGGTCTGCGTCGGGTCATATTGGAAGCTCGCGAAGTCCCCGTAATTCGGTCCTTGACCTGCGTATGGGACGGGGAATCCGCTGAAGTAGCCAGTGTCAGTCGCCCCTGGTCCTCCGCCGATGGGTGCTGCTTCTGTCCCAAAGTTGTAGCCAGCATCTGAGCTACCACCGCCGGATGATGCCCTAGCGCCTCGTGTCCCGCCCACGGTCCCTGCTGCTCCCGCTGCCTCTTTCCCTGGCTGTAGCAACTTGGCGAGAGCAAGGAAATCCTTACCACCGGGACCAGCCGTCGCCGCTCGTGTGGCATTGACTCCTGCGCCGACCATGGTTTGATTCCCCTGACTGGCGAGTGTGGCAAGAAGCTTGTCGTAATCGGTGCCGGTCTTGAGCATTTCCTCGATGCCCTTATTTTGCATCCCAATGATCTCACCACCAGTCGGATCAACGGGAGCCACATAGTTGGCTGTGGACTCGAATTGCTTCAACGCTGGTAGGAGTTCTCCGGCACGCGCTTGTCTACGCTGGATCGACTCACTCAGCGCTGCGCCACGCGCTTTGAGCATTTGATCGGCAAGTTGCTGCCCTGGCGTCGTGCCGACGTAGTTCTGTAAGATTTCCGGCACGTTTCCTCTCGTGCGCGCTGCCTCCCTTGCCGCAAGCGTGGAGAGTTGCCGCTCCTCAGTGCCTCTCGCCTGATTGAGCAGGTCCGTTATCTCTTTGTAAGATTCCGCCTCGGATTTGGGCTGATTATAGAGATATTCGGCGCGCAGTCGGTTGTAATCTTCCGAAGCCTGAGCGCCCCTAGTTTGAGCTCGTGCTTGTCGCTGCTGTCCTCCTTCGATGATGGCTTGTTGTTCGGGAGAGAAGCTGGTAACAAATCGTCCTTGTGCCGGATCATAATATGTTGCGTTTCCGAACTGGTCCGTGCGCAGCGATCCCGCTGTCCCCATGGACTCAGTTCTACCAGCACGCGCATTGGCCAGCGCAGCCAGGAGGTTGGATGAAGCTATCGCCTGGGTATCGGCAGCACTTTTTCGTGCTTGCTGCCCTCTTATGAAGTCAAGCAAAAGGCCCGCACCGCCTACGCCTAGGGAAATTGGATCAAGGGCCATGACGGCCTCCTACTTGTGTGACTCACACAACCGCTAGAACACCGATGCAGTTCGCTTCGGTGTCGTTGGTGCGAACGGGTCTTGTCCAACAGCCGCAGCCTTGATGGGCGACGGTATTCCTTGTGTAACGTTTGGATCGAACGGCTGGTTCCCTGCGAACTGAGCACCTCCACCAATCGACGCTAACGTACTCGTGTCGAATAGGTTCCCTGTCACGCCGCCACGGAACTGATCCGAAAGGTTCTTTGAGAAGTCCCCAAGCTCAGTACCTACTTCGGTTTGGTACGGAGTCACGTCGAAGCCTTGTCCCACATTGAGGTTCGCCGCTGCTTCCCTTGCCTTGTTTGTGATGCCGCTGATCTTGCTGCGCTCATTTTCCAAGAGCGTCTGACCGATTTGGTTCAACTGCGACCGCACCCCTGGCGCTTGCCGCTCGAGTTCCGCCGTAGCGGCCTGCGCACCTGTACCTGTGAGTACTCCACGCTTGAGCATCCTTTGGATCAGTTCGTCTGCACTCGCGCGCTGCTCACCGTAAACCTGCTGCTCGAGTGGGTCGACGAGCGAGGTTGGTACAGCGGCCGCCTCGTAACCAGGAGTGAACACGCCGCTGATCGCATTGGACGCAGCAGTCCTTGCCGCAGTCGGATCGGCTGCCTCCGCCTTAGCCTGTTGCGTTAGCTGATCGCTCCGCAACTGGTTAAGGTAATCCATCTGCGCAGCGCTTTCCTGAGCCGCACGAGCATTCGCATTCTGCTCGTTCTGTTGCGCGTAGTACTGTTGCCATGCCGCTGCGATCTTCGCCTGATCGTCGCCACCGCCACCGAACAAGTCACTGAGCCAGGACATTGAGTCCTCCTAGAAAACCGCTGCTGATCGTTTCTTGTCCGAGGGAGTGGGCGTTTCGAGGCCAGTCTTTAGCTGCCCACCTTCCTGTGCATAGGGATCGACTTGGGGAGCGACTTGTGATCCTGCCACCGCGCCGCCTGCTCCAGCCAAGCCGCTAACATCATATAAGCCTCCGCTTGGGACCGCTCCCGAAAACGCCGCCGGTAGGCCAGCCTTAAAGGCGTCCGTTTCAGCGGATACCCTCTGAGTGTACGGCGTAGGATCAAAGCCTGTCGGCGAGCTACCTGCTGCTGTTGACGCTTCAGTTCCGATCCCCCTAAGCTTCGCACGCTCGTTCTCGAGAAGCACGTTGCCGATGTCATTGAGTCGGCTACGAACGCTTGCATCCTGTGCGCCAAGAACGTCTGTCGCCTTCGTAGCACCTGTAGAAGTAAGCGTGCCACGCTTGACCATCGCGTCGATGAGACTTTGGGCCTTACCCCTCTCAGCGGTCGCGGCGCTCGCCTCATACGGATCAGTAAGGCTCGATGGGATACTCGTGCTTTCGAAGCCTGATGGGAACGCATTGGCGAACACATCCGAAGAGGCTGGACCAGTAGGCCCCCCAACATTGGTACTCATCGCACTGGTGAGTGCGTCTCTGTTCGATGTGTCGATGCCAGCGAGCCTCGCCCGCTCGTTCTCCTGAGCGATAGCTTCTGCTTCTCGACGACGCCGCTCGACCTCCTGGTTAATTGCCAAGAGACGCAACGCATTGGGATCAGGGCCACTATCCCCGCCGCCAAACAGATCAGAAAGCCACGACATTCTACCCTCCTGGAGGTGGATCGGGTGGTGGGATCGCGGCTATGCGCGCTTTTTGGGCCGCGATTGCTGCTGTTACACCTGCGATGTATCTATCGCCATCGGGCCACGGCATAGCGCCACCCGCGACAACGGTAACGCCATCTGTATATACATGGCGCTTCCCCGGCTCATAGACAGAATCCACCGCACCCGCAGGTAACGTTGGTGCAGGTTCGCCATAATCAAGAGCGAAGTGCGCCGCTGAGTCTAAGTACACCTGATCGCCGGAGCGTACTGCCACAAGGCCGTCAGGAGTTTGTTGCACCATGTTCATAGCTTCACCATGAAGTTAACGAATCCTGATGGTTGCATGTTATTCGACGGAAGGCTGCTTCCCTCAAACGCTAGCTGGCAAGTGCTCAGGTAACCCGGAGCATTGACACCTGCCGCTTCCCAGTTACTTGGAAACTGGCCTGGAGGCCAGCTAGTTATCGGGTCGGTGTCGCCGGTGAGAGGCGTCGTGAAACGGTGCTTATGTGCTGCCATCGACGCGATCGATGGAGTTATTGTCTCCAAGCCTGTCGTGGACCCTAGGTTGCGTCCAGTCAAGCCAGCACCAGCACCGCAAGAACCTAACACACGCCCTTCGATCTTGGGCAGGCTCATTCGGCAGTTATTGGTCCATGCCGGAGCATTCGATCCTTGTGACACTCGCGTAACGACAATGCCGCCGCTAGTCAACAGCGGACAGTCTGCATCCGAGTAGAAATTGTAATAGAGATCGAACAACGCGCGGCAATCTGCTGCCGCTCGTATGGAGGCGCCAGACGCAGCGGAGCCAATCGTCCCGTCTCGCCAAATGATCCAGCCTGTTGGAGGGACAACCGCATGGGTTGGCTTAATGTCTCCCGTTATGAACGTGCTCGGGTCTTGCCGCGCGGCGATAGCCTGAGCAACGCGCAGCGGCGACATATACTTAGTGTTATCGGTCCCTGCCTCGGCCTCAGCTTGCGTCGCCAGTCTAAGGCCAATCGGTGTCCAGTATGTGGGGTGCGCCGCTATTTCCTGCGTGAACGTCGTAGGTAGCGGAGAACTCATGTTCGCGACAGCGCACGAGAATATCTCGCCGGTGTCGGGGCTGATAACAAGATCGCCAACCTGATACGTTGTGCTATTTACCCACAGATCAATGTCTTGCGCAACGAGTGCATGGAAAATGATCTCGTCAATCGAGTCCATCGCCTGAGCGAACTCAGCGTGCCAAGGCTCCGTGAGGAAGTCTGGCACCGCGAGGTGGAGATTCTTTGTATAACTGAGGGTCATTTGTATGACTCACACATCCTAGCGTTTGTATTTGCCGCGTGAGAACAAAAACGACATATTCACTATCTCGAGATCACCGGCCTTACTTCCTTTGATACGAATCTTCATTTTCTTGAACTTGCACGGGAATTTGAACAAGCGTGGATCGTCGCTTCTACGACCGCCACCATACGGTCCTGTATCGAGTGACGTTTCTGTCGATCCTTCGTATCCGAAGCCTATCGCCTCGTTTCCCATGAACTCCATTTCTGCCGCAGGACCGAAGCGCTCGTTACCCTCGTGGTCCTTAAAGAGATTATCCACAAAAGCCTGTACCGTGAAGCGCGTATTCCCCTTCGTCGCCAGCGAAATGAAGCGAAGGAACTTGACCTGCATTGGGTTCTTACTGTCGAGCCAAGGCAACTCCATTTCAAAGTCAATATCGAGCCCATCATAGAGTTCCCAAAACGTGGGGTGCTCTGCGCGATCTTGTGCAAACGATCCTGGGTCCCTGCTCTGATGCGCCACCCTACAGATGTAGAATATCTCCGGTGGGATGATTACAGAAGTCGGATCAACTACAATCCAACCCACTGAGTACGGGAAGCCGTTCGTCCATTCGCTGATTCGGTCACCTATGCGATCAGCAAAGAACTCCTCTCCTTCAAACACCCGGTTGCCGTGTAGAAATATCTTCAGACCATCGGCATAGAATATACGCCCAAGGAAAGAGGCGCAGGCACACTGAACGTTAATGCCACTGTACTCAGACCAAGCGTTGTACCGAAGCTTCGTGTTGAAGCTGTACACAAACACTTGTCCACTTGGAGTGAACAAAAGCATGTCGTGCGACAGCCTATCATAGACCATGAAGCAGCTCTTAAGTTGCTGCTCGTCTGTCAGGTTCCCGATGGCCCCCCGTATTGGCGGTTCAACTCGCTCGCTAAGCGACTGACTCTCAAGCGTACCGGACACAGAGAGCAAGTTTCGTCGAGCGCTGGCCATCCCTTGCAGACCAGTAAACAGGAGATCGTTCTCGACTGGCACAACGCACCTGTGGCCAAGTAGTCCAAAAGTGGGCATGGTGTCGGGGAAGAACGGCTCATGGACACCGGCTGCATTATACGTTCCCAACTTCACGATCACGGTTTGGTCTTGGAAGAACACTAGAAGATTTTGCCGGAACCCAGCGAGTCCCCTAATTGAGATTGCACCTTGCGGAGCAAAGGCTCCAACATCGATCGTAATAGAATCGTTTGGAGCTGGGTCACCCGGAAACGTTCCTGCTGTTCCAACAGCCGATATGTAGATAAGTGTAGGCGATATAGCGGGATTGTCGAAACCTCCGACGCAGTGATAGTTGGAGACAACACAGCCATATTTTCCGACTGGAACACCGACGTTACTCCCTGTTGCTAGGTCCTGTAGATACGTCGTTACTAATTCGCGGCTGATCGTAACAGGCTTATCGATCCCGTTGTGGATGATTAGTTCCTGCTTGAACGGAACGAAGTCGAGCGTTGTTATGCCTCCACTCCAGCCTGCTGGCGACCCTGGTAATGCCGCTGCGATCGAAGGACTCCAGATGACAGTTTTGTCTGCTTCTATTCCCTGTACCGCAACGATGACGCCAGTATCTAACACTGCGATAATACTCTCGGCGAAGTACTCCATGTCCACGATGAAATGAGGCGCACCGACGAAGTTCGCCAAGTCAG